CCCGTTCAAACCTCTTTTCGGACATACTACCGGAAGACAGAGTAAGACAATATGGATGTGCTTTATGAAACTGCCAATTAACTAATAACAATTTAGAAAGGAATGAATTATGAATAAAAGAACAATTCAAATAGATGTTATCGGTCCGATAGAAGAAACTGAATTAATGAAATGTAAATTGTATGTTGATGGTCGTGTGTGTGTAATCGGAATGTCACGATATGACTATGAAGAGTTAATGCGAGAAAAAGTGTTTATCCGGGATGGTAAGAGCGTTGATTCTGCTGGTGTGATAAACACGACTAACACTTTCGTTGAAGATGATTAATATTAGAAAAAAAATGATAAGGCTTAGAAGATATAAACAACAAGATACATGGTTGTCTCACTTATGTTTGGATGCTCCAATAGGAGAGGCGTTATGTGTAGGATCGGGTTATTGTAAGAGATCATGTCTTCATTTCAAAGGAACAATAAATATTCTTGGATTAAGATTTGTAAAATGTAGAAAATAGTACACATGAATATTATAGTTAGTTATGTATTCACTTTTCTATGTGGGTGCATATTTACGATACTTGGAATTATTTATTTGGCAAGCAAAGGACCTAAATAATAAATTAATATGCTGAAACTAAATGATATAGAATTTTATAACACTCCTTCTGGAGGTGTTATGGTATCTGTTGAAGGGCAGGAGGCTTTTATTTTATTGCCTACCCACTATGACTTGATATCCATTTTGCATGATTATATTATGCAAAACTATCATGGAGCCTATCTGGCATTATCTTCCCTATATAAAGGGAGTGCTCAGAATCCTTCTTACTATCGTTATCGGATTGTAAGCCGTTTTGCCCGATGTAATTTTGGAGAATACGAAACCAATGTGGTTGATATAAGTAAACACACGTTCCATTTTGAGCAGGTTCATTGTCCATTACGTGGCGCTGGTGATTGTCAATTGGAAAATGTTGTCTGTCATCCTCAGTATACTTTGCCTTTGACAAAACAGCAGATTAATATCTTCCGTATGTATGCGGATGGACTTAATACCGAACAGATTGCCAAAAAACTTTCTCTTTCGACTAATACGATTGACCGTCACCGTTCTGATATACAATCTAAGCTTGATCTTCATTCCATTACAGAGATGATACTATTCTGGATTAACAATAATTTAAAATAACAATTATGTATTATTCAAATACTTTTGAAGCTGCAATGATTATATGTGGCTATCACCTTTATCGCCTTTTTTACACAGACCGTGCGCGTTATATACGTAAGGCTGAAGGATTTATTCGCATCCGTAGCAAACGTGTGATTGATGGTAAGGTCAAGCGTGTCAAACGTCAGATCCGTGTGCGTTGGGATGCTGCCGGTATCTGTTTTCGTGCCAGTGATAACCAGCGTCTTCCGCAGTATGATCTGCCTCTCAAGGCTGTTCAGAATAAAGGATACGATATAAAATCAGGTCAGTTATGTATGTAGATGTAGATCATTCAGGGCTTTTTTCCATAATGGAACTTACCCCTAACGAATTGTACGTTATCAGCGAGGCAATTGTGTGTTATTCTCGGATACAGGATATATCTGCTGATAGTCAGGAGATATCTCGTAGGATAGCAACAGCAATCAGCCGGGAATATGATACAGGCAAGACAACACGTCCTGTTGAAAAAAACAGTAGTAAATGAATTTATCATCAAAGTATTATGATTTTATCCGATAAATCTCAAGGGGTGGACTTCTCTTCATTTCGTCTGCCGGATAATTATGGAGAATGGATACTTGATACCATCCATGACATGGGTTTAAAAGAATATACCGAATACGAAGGTAAGGTGTTTTCCGCACTTGACGGTTTACGTGAAGGAAGATGCTTTGATGTCACCCTAGTCCAGGAAGATATGCGTGAAATATTCATCAGGATATGTTGCTTGTATATCCATGATCATCCGCAGGTAGTTTTTAATGATACATATACCCGAATTTATAAACAGGAAAAATATGAACCAGGGAAGTTGGACCAACGCAGAAAAAAGATTTGTCCGCGATAACGCTGGAAAGCTGACTGTAGAGGAAATGGCCTGTCGTATAGGCCGTACTTCTAGCGCAGTCAAAATGTTTCTGATCAGAAACCGGATAGCGGTAGGAACTCAGATTAAGCGGAACATCTTACAGGAAATTTTGAAAATCAAGTTCGTGCACCCGGAGTACTTTAAGCCTACCCGTGCCTTTTATAAGGCGGTAGGTATGTCGCAAATACACTTTTGGGATTTATATTATGGCCGTGTACAAATTACAGAGCCGGAATATGTTGCAATTACCACGCACCTAGAAATTACCCTACAGGAAGCATTCGAGGCGCGGCAATTAAACCTCTTTGAAGGAGAAATAACAGATGAGCAAAATAAGTCAGAATAGCATAGATAAAGTCAAAGCAGCAGTTGATATCGTAGATGTGATATCCTCATTTGTCAGACTGGAGAAAAAAGGACCGGGGTATGTCGGAGTATGTCCGTTTCATAACGATCGTCATCCGTCCATGCGCGTTACTCCATCCCGTCAGATATACAAATGTTTTGTATGCGGAGCAGGAGGGGATGTGTTTGATTTCTTGATAAGACATGAAAACATGTCATTCACAGAAGCTGTATTATGGTGCGCCCGGCGTGCGGGTATACAGGTAGAAGAAACCGAAGTGACCAAAGAGGAGTTGGAAGTACGGAAACATCGTGAAACATTATATATAACTATGGATGCCGCCACCAATTTTTTTCAGTCTCAGCTTTCTTCGGCCGGAGCCTATTTGAAAGAGCGCGGCTACTCTTTGGATAATGGAATTTTGAAAACGTTCCGTATCGGATACGCGCCACAGGGTAACAAGGCTTATTCCCATCTCACTTCATCCGGATATATGACACAAAATCTTGTTGAGGTTAATGTAGTGGCTAAAGGGGATTATGATTATTACGATGTATTCCGTGACCGTATAGTTTTTCCATTTCTAGACATGCAGGGTAGACCGGTGGCATATAGTGGCCGCATAGTAACTCCCAACAATAAGGTAGGGAAATATGTCAATACTACTGACACACCGCTATTTCATAAAGGAAAACACCTTTTCGGACTGTATCAGGCTTATCGTTTCATCAGCCAGGTGGGCTATGTGTATCTGGTGGAAGGGCAGTTCGATGTCATGAGCCTGTACGCAGCAGGTGTGAAAAACGTTGTTGCCGGTTCGGGAACGGCTTTGACAGATGATCAGGTGAAATTGATTTCCCGTTATAGCAACAAAGTCGTACTGGTATACGATGATGATGAAGCGGGTATCAAGGCATCCATGAAAAATTGTGAGACAATGCTTCGTGCAGGGCTTAACATTAATTGTGTACGTCTTCCTCAGGGTAAAGATCCGGATGATCTGGCCAGGGAGAAAAAAGAGCAGACTTTGGCATGGCTGAATAATAATACGGCCAGCTTTGTAACTTATTTCTGTAACATATTTCTTCCGGATAAAATAGAGGACCCGGTAGAGAAAGAAGAAAGATTGGCATCTGTCTGTCGGTTAGTGGCATGTGTGGAATCAGAAACTCTCCGTATGGATTATACCAGGAACCTGGCACGTCGGTTCTCACAAGAATCGGATGTAGTAGACCGTAAGATTCGTCAGATGCGTTCCAATATGCCGGAAGCTCCAACAGTTGAGACACTAAAACCGGGTGTATATGGTCTTGATGTACTCCCGGCTTTAGTGACGGAGCGTACCAGCATTCATGTATCAGCATCTTTTGATGAATTCTTGGAAAATTATGAAACGGTGCCTCAGATATATTTTCATGAAAGTCTGTCTATGGAAGATATTCAGAAGGTACGCCGTGATTGCCAGTTGCTGGATGTGTCCGCTGATGCTCTTGTAATTTCTGCTACAGGGGAGGAGAGTACCACTATGGCAGCTTTGGCCGACTGCTATAGAAATGGAGTCACTAACATTTCCGTACTTGTTCCGGGAAGCGATATCGCGTCTATCAACAAGAAAAAACAGTCAGACGATTATATTGAGGAGGAACAGCCGGATGAGGAATGGATATTCATCAATGCCTATGTCTTTAAGTATAACCAGTTTCTTAATCGCTATAAGCCGGTAGACCGTACACCTTACCTTCAGCGTTGTGCCGATCTGATAGCCTGTACTGAAGAATCCGTTCGTATTGTCAACTTCAGTAAGTTTACAACATGGATGGAGCTGACCAAGACTGATCTAAATACATTGCTGAAACCGTACTTGGCAAAGCGAAAATCAAGGGTTGCTATCAACGCGCAGCGTGATGATCAGGAAGAAGGGTTCTATGATCCCGATATCATTCCTGATTATGTCGAATCGAATCCCGTATATCAAAAGATGCTGGATGATTACCAGTTCTATCCCCGTCTGAACCGTAACGGGGAACCTGTGGCTTATATCTTTACGAATAATAAGCAGGGAGGTACTTTGGTGGGAGATTTTTTTATGGAACCGCTAATTCATATTGTCAGTGACAAGGATGAGGACAATAAACGTATAGTGCGTATCAATCGCCGATATTATAAGAAACCTATTTATCTGGAAGCACCTTCCAAATGCTTTCTTAAAAAATCAACCATTGAGGAAAGACTGATCATGCTGGAAGCTGTCAACTTCAGTAATGGAGAAGAAAAGCATTGGACAAAGATCCGCGAATGGATGTCCCGTAATTTTGTGTCCTGTAAAGAAGTCCGTACTTATGGGAACCAGCAGCCCGACGGATTCAGCCGGGACCAGTCCACTATGTTCTTTGCGTTTGCCAATGGTATATACCATGAGCAGGACGGACAGTATCGTTTTGATCCTGTCAACGAACTGGGTGTGGCAACTCATAACAACGAAAACTGGTATCTGCCGGCTTTCTCCCAATTATATATGAATTCGGACATGAAAGAGAAATATGAAGTAATCAGTAACCTGCTTTATAAGGATATACCTGTTGAGAAACAGTGCACGTTTCAACGATGGGCGGATCTGATGAACCGGGTGTATCAGCTTAATGATAATGGGAAATGGGCTATCATGTTTGCTTTGATGTGCCCGTTCCGAAGTAATATCCATTGCATAGACCGTTTGTTTACAGCTCCATTTTTCATGGGGCCTATGTCTTCCGGAAAGACACAGATTGCAGTCAGCATCCGGTCGCTGTTTATGAATCCGAAGGTTCCATTGACCAATCTTCCTTCTACTACTTACGCAGGTCTGTCTTCCATGCTGGCCATGTTTCGTGATGTTCCTGTTGTTTTAGACGAGTATAACAACAAGGAAATAGAGGATAAGGTGTTTCAGTTTTTGAAAACCGCCGTATATGACGGTGATGGAAGACAGAAGCGGAAAGGAACTACGGGAAAGGAAATAGAGGTTGAGAAGATATATGCTCCCATTATTATTTGCGGTCAGGAAACACCGCAGCGGGATGATAATTCGTTGATGTCCCGTATCATTGTGTGCGAGGTGCCAAAACCTGCCAAGGAACGTACTCAGGAAGAGGTGAACTTGTTCAATGAATTGAAAGATATAGAGGAACGTGGTTTGTGCAATGTGCTGCTGGAGATACTGAAGCTTCGTCCTTTGGTAATGGACAATATCCGCAGGCTTAAAACTGAATGTTACAAGGAGCTGAAATCGCAGATGCTGGCTCATGGTGAGATAGACCGTCTGATGAAGACAGCCTCTCTGTTTCTTGCCATGTGCCGTTTGGTGGAAGAATATACGGATCTGAAACTGCCATTTACATACAAGGAGTTTTTCAAAATAGCTTGCGACAAAATTCAGTTCCAGGTGGATCTGATTTCACGTACAGACAAGCTGGCTACATTCTTCAAGGCCATGGATGTTATGATAGATACCAAGGCATTGGTTCCGGGCCGTGACTTTGATTTCGATTATCCTCCTAAGCTTACTCTGATCGGACCGGGGAAATCATCTGTTTCTTATCCTGTGCCTGACGGAACGTGTGTCATGTATATCCGACTATCTGTGATTTATGCCCAGTATGACCGCAGTTCCTTTAACCGGGAACAGTCTAGTCAGTCTACCATTGAGCAGAATCTTCGTTCCAATGCCTGTTATATAGGTCCTATAGCAGCTCATCGTTTCAATTGGAAGGAAACGGAAGAAGTACCCCGTGGAGAACTGGAGAATGAAGGCAAGGATATTCCGGAAGAATATATAGCCCAAGGCAACGATACCATGATGGTGCGCCGTGTCAAATCTCTGAATAAGAATACAAGCTGCATCGCATTGAATTACGATATACTGGCCTCTATGTATGGCCTTGATTTGAAACGCAACGAAACACCAAGAGAAAAAAATATGCAGGATCCTGAAGTGGAACGCCTGCCATTTTAATAACCAATAAAAAATAAAATTATGACTACAAGTATTATTGCAAGAGTGAACAACGTGGATATTATGTCCATAAGTGATGAACGATTGGTTCCAATAAAACCTATTTGCGAAGCATTGGGTATAGATTCTGAGGCGCAAAGACAGAAGATTCAATCTCATTATTTACTTGCTCCAACTGCCTTGCTCTGCAAGGCAGTTGGAGCTGATGGGAAACAGCGAGAAATGTTCTGTTTGCCTATGGAATATATTTTCGGATGGCTATTAACTATTAATCCCGCTAATGTGGTTGAAGAGAAGAGACAAAATCTTATGGCTTATCAAACGGAATGTTATAAAGTGTTATTTGAACACTTTAGTGATGCTAAAACATTTCTAAAGCAGAAACAAGCGATCATAGAAAAGAAAGTGATGGAATATCAGGATTGCCAGCGTCGTTTTAAAGATGCCCAGAAATTAATGAATAAGGCTAAAGCCGAACTTAATCAAGTGATGAAGTATACTATTGAAGACTGGAGGGAAAACAACAGGCAACTCAACCTTCCATTTGCTATATAATCAAAAGAAATAAGTATGGAAGCAAAATTTAAAATCGGGGATTATTTGGTTATAGTTGAGGATCCTAATGAAACGAGAATTGGTAAAAAAGTAGTTGTCATTGATGTGTTTCATTACAATCGGATGAATAAGTCAAAACTATCAGCTGTAGAAAAATGGGAATACAAAGTGACGGATGGTGTTAAGTCTTTGGGCTGGATTGATGAATGTTATTTGGATTATTATAAATAAGTAGTAATATAGATATTGCATTTCACAATCTATAATTTGAACTTTTCCCAAAAACACTTGCATAGACTGATTTTAATATTTAGATTTGCAGTGCCAAAATTACCCACGAATAAATTTCGTATTATAGAGCGTGTGAATGCTCATATTTTTGATGGGCTTTTTTTATGCCCTAAATTATCATTTTGCTGTTTTTAGCAAAATGATGCATATAAAGGATACTGTAGAAGTCGCAACTTGTTGCACAAACTACGGCTGCCTTTCCCGACTACATTTTTGCTCTATGAGCGAAATCTGTGGGTGTTTTGGCGAACTCGGGAAACGGCGGCCGTTCTTGTGTTCTATATAATTGCCGAAACGCCAAAATACTCACAGTTATGAAACAAACAGTTTCTATTTCTGCTCCCGACATAAATGTCGCTAGCAAATCTTCAGCTATTCAATTGTGGCTGAATTCTGAAAAAAAATCGTCTAAAGTTTGTGGATTAAAAAATAATCCCCATCTTTGCAGTGCACTACATTTGAGAAAGGCGAGAAGGCTCGCCAATAATTTTGCTGCGGGCATTTTTTGTGTCCATGGCTTATCATATAGTTCCGTCCCGTGTGGAGCGTTAATGCGCCCACTGCCTTTCTCAAGGTGTAGTGCAACGGGGAGCGGAACTTTTTCTTTTCCCTATATAAATATATTGTTTCATTTTAAAGCACTACAAAAATGAGAAACGAACTTGTACTATCCGCAAAGTCTGCGGAACATTCAGCCTTTACTCTATGGTTGAATTCTGAGAACGCACTGTTCTCAATGGTCATGGAATCTTCCATAAACAATCTTCAGATGTTATTGATGGGCCATGCCTGTCTTTCATTTTCTGCGCTGATATGTGCCTCATGTGTGTCCGTGGTTCCTGCATTGCTCTGCCTTCCATGGTTTGCCACTTCGTTGTATTTATGCAGGAAAGGAGGTCTGCGATGAAGACTGACATATTAAAACTGGCTGAAGAAACATCCGGTATGCCTGAAGATAATTTCTTTACCATCGAAGGTGTCAAACTCACCGATGAAGCGGTGGATCTCCTCTATGATTTGCAGGACGATGAGAACAGCAACATAGAAAGCCTTCTCAATGGTATATATGAAGTGGAGGAGATAGTTCTCAATCCTGAAGCTGGCGCTTCCTATGGTGAACGTCTGGTCATGATGCAGACTCTCCGAGATATCCGCCATTTGCTGGATCTGCTTAAAGTCCGTTCCGCACCCGGTCATTGATTGCATTCGCATGGCTTCAGACATGCGGCATATCATTTATCTTAATACAATAGGGAATATGGTAAAAAATAATAATACCGTATTCCCTGTTCTTTTATAATAAAAATCCCCCGGACCCCCTTATTTTAAAGAAAACATAAACACACGCATTTTTGCACGTAGAATTTTGCAAAAAACACGACCAACAGACCAACAGACCAACATTTCAAAAATATAAAAATAGCCTTTAAAATGTAACTATCTCATTTATAATATAATATATATAATTTATAAAGTAATAATATATATATAATATGTGTTGGTCTGTTGGTCGTTGTTGGTCGTAGTTGTTTTTTGTTGGTCGGGCTGTTGGTCTTCCGTTTTTAGGCATTTGTCAATAATTCAGTAAAAATGAGGGTAAACTATACCTTATGTTGGTCGTGTTGGTCGCTGACAAACAATATAAATATATAAGGTATAGTTTGTTTATTGGCTGAAAATCACTAACTTTGCTTTATACTAATAGCCAATTGTTGGTCTGTTGGTCTGTTGGTCGCAAAAATAAGAACTTTCAACTAAAAAAATAAAAGTATGATCACTACCACAATTAACATCACTCCCTATTTGGCGGAATATTTGCGCGGAAAATATGCCTCAGGTTCAAATGACCCGATAAATATTCCCGACAATTCAGATCTGTATCATGTGATATGGAATTATATGTCCCGTCGTCCCAGTAATATGCCGCATACGGATGGCAATATTGTATTGGCCTTGCCTAACCGGCGCGAGGGAAAGAATCCCGAAGTGTACAACTATCTGTCCGCGCGTGCGGTGACGTATATAGAACTTGCCATCCGTCGTGAGTTCAACGAGGAGCTGCACGCCACCCTGTTGGATAATGACCAGCGCGGACACCTGTTTGACAACAATGCCGTTGTCTATCAGTTTCTGTGTACTTATGGCATCGAATCCGTATCTGAAGAAGCACTGTTGAAGAACTATTATCGGTGGCGTGAGAACTTACGTAAACGGAAAGCCCGGCGCGAAAGAAAGAAGGATATGATACAGGTTATCTAACATGGTTAAATAATATTAAATCAGCAACCGACTAAGTGTATCGTTTTGTCCGTTTTGACGGTAAAACTGTCCGCTATATGGAGGTAAATGGCGAACTCGTTAATTATCAAAATGTTATGAATCAGCGAAATAAAGAATTCTCTATTGTCGTTACTTTTGTCCCCTTAGGTGCTATGAATCAGGAACAATATGTTTTTCTGGCCGAGGAGTTTTCATTTGAGCCCGTGGCTTCGGACAATGCTTCGGGAACTAGTTTCAATTGTGACAAGGAACTTGTCATATCACGTCCTGATAGCAGTATATTGAGGGAGTTTTCCATCTTCCGTTCCGGCATATTGTATTTTCGTGATACTTCCGGTAACAGCTATGGGGTTGGAGATGCTGACATTCCTGCCAGGGTGTGCCTGTCTCCCCAGCTTAATTCGGCACGGCTTACAATGAAGTGCACCATGCTGAAACCGCCCGTCTTATAGTCTTTTTTATATATATAAGGTATGGATATTTTTGTAAAAACAAAAAAATAGAATGACACAGTCACAGAAATATCTTCAGCAGCTTCTCTTATCCCGACAAGGATTGCTCATTACGGCAGAGGGTTACGCCTCTGTCGTAGCTGAAGCATTCCCTAATGTTCACGATTCCGATTCAGCGGAAAAGGGACATGCTGATATGCTGTATACCGAGGTGATTTCCGGTGCTTTGGATTTATGCTCCTCTCAGGTCCGCATGGCTTTTCCTGACAAGGATATCAGCATTGTTTCCGATTATGCTTCTGAAGAACTTCCCGATAACAGTATTGCTTACTATCCCGTGTTCGGTGTAATCACATCAAACAGTTGGTGGCGTTTTTCCAGCAAACAGTTTGAGAAGGATCTGCTGGCATCCGAATCCAATCCTGCGATCATTGCACATTTTGTTCATATAGACAGTCCGGGAGGCGAGGCATTTTACATGGACCGCCTCTCCGAGACTATGAGAGACTTGAGTAAGCCGGTGGTTGTTTTGGCCGAGCGCGTATGTGCGTCTGCTGGTTATCTCATCGCCTGTCATGGCACTAGAATTTTTGCCGCTACCGGTTATGATAAGATAGGATCTATCGGGACAATGGCCGAGGTCTGGGACTATTCCGGATATTTTAAAAAAATGGGTATAGAGGTGCATACGTATCATGCTTCCGCATCGGATCTTAAGACCAAGCTTATGGATGACGCGGCTTCCGGTAAGGGTGATGAGTATGTGGAACGTATGCTGAATCCTCTTAATGAAATGTTCTTGTCCGAAGTTCGTTCCACCCGTCCGGCACTTAAGGATGCTCCTGATGATGAGCCTGCTCTTCGCGGGGATATTTACCTTACGGACGAAGCGATCGGAAAAGGTTTGATAGATGCAAGGGCCACTCTGACAGAAGCCATATTGGAAGCATCCCGTCTGGGGCGTGAGTATGCCGACATTCAGCGGGCCAAAAGCCAGTTATTAAGTATAATTTAATTAGTATCACAATGAAATTTAAAGAAAACGTACAGAAAATTCTTCAGAAGCTTGGTTTCGCTGGCTCCGAGGAATCCCTGAAGGCTCTTACGCCGGATGAATGGAAACAGTTTTTTGCCTCCTATCATGAGGAGTTCGGAACGGATTTTCATGCCGATATGCAGGCCTACCAGGATGAACAGCGTGCCGTTCCCGACCAGGCACAGATCAATGAGGCGTTCAGCGTATTGTCAGGATTGATCAACCCGAAACAAAATGTGGAAGACGCTGCCGCGCATGGAGTACAGGATACGAAAACAGAGCAGCCTACCGCACAGCAGGTACTTGATATGGCGAAAGCTGTATCCGCTACCTTCATGGCTATGGGTAATCATGCGGCTGATGATGTCCCTATGACTACGGTTGCCGGTTCGGTTGTAGGATTTACAGGTTCCGGAGACCGTGAGAAATTCCTTTTCGGAATTGAGCACGAATTTTTTTCAATGGATAAACCATGGAACCGGTTCACAGCCAATCCTACGTCAGACCAGCGTCTGGGAGATAAGAAGATAGCTGCGTCTTTCGGTGCTGAAGTGGAAGCCTATTCTTCTTCATTGGCTGAGCGTTACAGCTATTTGCAATCGCATAACCAGCTAAACCCGGAAAAATTGGCGGCGGGTGAGTTTGCCACCGATTATTCCCAGGTTACGGGAATGAAGGGCGGAGACCAGTATCTTATCCGTCGTCAGGATGCCATTATAGCCCGTGTGCTTTCCATCCGCCAGCTTACCCAGTATTTCCCTGTTCGTTACGGTATTCAGGACCGTGATGTCATTTTCAACGCTTTCTTTGGTGAAGTGTCACAAGCATACCAGGTAGGCGAGGTTTATAAAGGTGATATGGAGATTGAACCGGAGATGGGATATGTGGACGATGCCATGATCAAGATGAAGTTCGGTCCTATGAAGGAACTGGAACGCATGTATATAGGCTACCTTAACCGTGAAGGCTCGGATCCGATCAAATGGTCTATGATTGAATATGCCATTATGGGATCTCTTGAAAACGCGCAGCGTGAACAGAATATGCGCCGTATGAGAGGTTTGTATGTGAAGCCTGAGACGGGCGTAGCCGGTTCCTATCTAAATGCCGGTACTGGAGTGCTCTATACCCTTATCCGTCTGCACCACGAACATAAACTGTTGTTGACAGACAATGTTGCATACCGTACTTATGACGATGCCAACATGCTGGAAACTGTACAGGAATTCTACAAAGAAATTCTGGCTAAAGTTTCTGAGGACATGAGCCTTGACCAGCATGTAATGTATCTGAACGAAAACCACAAGCAATGGTGGATTCAGAATGTCCGTGAAGCTTATGGCCAACAGCAGGACTTTACAGGACCGAACAGTTACCTTAATATCATACCGGACAGTTCTACCAATATGCGTATCATCTGGCTGCCTTATTTAGGTCAGTTGCCGTTCATGATGATGCAGGTTCCCGGTAATATCCAGTTCCTTGAGAATCTTCCCGGTGAAATGCTTGCCATGCAGACAGAAATGCAAATGGAGATGGTTCGTGGATGGTCTACCTGGAAAGAAGGATGTTCGCCCGCATTTGTCGGCCGTAATTTCTCTTCTGCCGATAAACTGAAGGAAAATGACTATTTGTGGCAGCAGATCTTCCTGAATAAACCTTCCGTAACCTTGGATGCGGATGCCACAACAGCTGACGCATCGAAAGGATTCTGGTTTATTTCTGGAACCAATACCGGTGAAAAGAAACTGACAGCGATCAACAAAGCCAAAAAAGGTGTGGCTTACATTGTAGAGTGTGGAAACATAACCAATGTGACCGGAATTGACAAGGCGGGTTCTTTTGACAGTATTTCCGAAGCATGGACTCCGACAGCTGTAGGAGATTATATCATGGTCATGCTGAACAGTCAGAACAAATTCATAGAGTTGGAACGCTGCACTGGTGGCGTTCGCAAAGTCAATAAGACAGCGCAGCCCAATGTACCTGGAGCTAGATAATTTTTTTGGTTGGTTATTAAAAAGGTTTTTAAATCGGGGGCGGGTGTGGTAGCCCGCCCTTTTTATTAAACAGAAAATTTATGAGAACAAGAATTAATTCCCGCATATTTTTATTTCAACTAGCGGTGCTGGTTGTAGTGCTCTCCTTGAGCTTTGTTTTTGATTCCTCTGCCGATACTGCCGTCGGGCTGTCAATGGCTGTCACCGGAATGATGAATATTGGTGATATTGAGGATGTGTCCGACCGTCAGACCCATGGATCGAACATTGCATATCAGATTTATCTGATCAGTATTGACCAGGTGGATAATTCTCAGTTGTTTCCGGCTCCCAATGCCAACAGGGAAGTAGGGCAGGTTCCGATGAAGAATGGTGAGTATATGAAGTACTTTGTATGTCATACCATCCCCACTTTTGTAGGCAATGGTGAGAAAGGGGATATTACCACTTCCGGAACCAATCAGTTTGTGGCGGTTATGGGTGGACAGCGAGACAAACTGCTTTCTTTCACGGAAGAATATGCGGGTGGCAAGTTTATCATTCTCTTCAAAGAAATTGAAGAAAGCCAGTGGTATATCATCGGTTCTTATGACCGCCCGATGATTCTTCAAACGTTTGAAAACAAGCATGACGCAGACGGACGTTATGTGACGTTTACATTTCAACGTACTTCCATTTCACAGTATTACAAATATACAGGTGCTATTGTACGCCAGCCTGCCAAATCCAATCCGGTGGATGCCACTAATCTTACCGTTACGCCGGGACAGGACTTGTATTCCATTCCTGATTGTACTTCCTCACCTAAGGCTATTGCTACAGTTTCCGGTCTGGCGGCTAATGATAAGGGACGCTATATAACTCTGATAGGTGAGGGTGTGGAGCATCCGGCTACAGTTGCTGAAAATGAAGTGTTTATTCTTGAGGATGGAGCCACATGGACCGCCCGTGCTGGAAGCCGTATTACTTTCCGCGTAATTGATACTGACACTTTGGTTGAGATTGCCGGATCCCGTATTCAAACTGTTGTCTGATTTTTATAATTAATCCGGTGCGGATATATATGCTTGTTTTACAATGTATTATCATGCACCGGTTAAACTGATAAGTTATGTATTCATTCAAAGAAAAGAAGCTTCATTATAACCGTCTTCAGAACCAGTCCGCCGCTTTGGCCGATCTGAAGCTTTTACGGAGTATTAATCCTGATGCGCCTGTGTTGCCTGCATGGGAGCGATCACCTGAACGTTTTGCAAACAAGATTCTTTATCTTCTGCTTGATTATGCAACGGCAGAACAGATCAGAAAGAACCGGCGCAATCCTGTCAGCTCGGTAAAGGAGAAATTGGAAGAGACAGTACACGAGTTGCAGGAGAAATCGGTCGAATTGAAAGAAACGAAAGATACGGTTCAGGAATTGCAGGAAAGAGTAGAGGAATCGGAATTTCGTGCGGAAAAGGCGGAAACATCTTTGGACTTTGAGAAAAAAAAAGAGGTTTAAGGAAAGTACAGAAGCATGAAGAATATCCCGCTATTGACTGGGATAATCTTGATGATGAGAATGTACAGACTGCCACCCTTATCTATAATGATCGTGTTGTAAGCTGGAAACGGATGAAACAGATAGACGAACGTATGGATGCTGACAATATTACCAAGGATGACATATTTTCCCTTGTCCATCTTCGCATCCGTAATTTGCAGGCTTTCTCAGAACTTAGAGCCTATAATGATACCGGTTCTTTCCGTTTCCTTCATCCTCTTATAGCAGGGCGCAGTGAACGTGCCTTGCTGGCTTCCCTTCTTGAAAAGGATCCTCAGGAATTTCTCCGCAAACACCGCAATGTGCTTGACAGTATACGGCGTTATGAAGCGTATTTGAAAAATCCCGAACGTGAATCCCGACGGAAACAGGACAGGAATTTGTTACGCAAGTATCGTGATCGTGAAACATTGTTTAGAGATATACTCAATGAAAAGACTAAAGGTTGATTTTATGGCTGTTTCCCTGTTCCTTACCATGGTGGGGATGATAGCCGGTATTTCAGTATTAATATGCTGTTTGCTATGACTGGGAATAAGGATATTGTAATTGTCAGCGATGATTATCTGCCACGGGTACGTACCTATGCCATTATGGGGTATAGCCGTGAGCGCGTGTGCCGCCTGTTGGAGTTGCCGCGGAAAATGCAGATGGCATTGGCTGTCCGGCTGTCGTTGCCGGGAGATGTGTTCTATGAAACCTATGAGTCGGGACTGGCTCAAGGAGAGAAGAATATTGATATGGAACTGGCGAAGAAAGCGGAAAACGGGGATATTGATGCCATTGAGCTTCTTGAAGAGAGAAAGAATGAACGTTATTTTAAGGATTTGCGTAAAGAACTATTTGGAATATGACCGTACTTGAGCGTCTTGATAAGATACATCCCGATATGATTTCAGGATTTCTCACTACCGGAAAGTGTAATGGCATTCCGGAAGATGTGCAGAAATTTTTGAAACAAATACAATGGGCGGCAGAAATATATGAATATGAGCCGAATATAACCCGTGCTTCCAAGAAATTGCGTCTGCGCATTAATGCGGAGCAGAAGTTGGCTTTGGATGAACGTACCTGCAAGGAACGTATCTATCAAGCCATTAATTATTTTAATGTCGATAACAATGTCAGCGAGAAGGTATGGGAGAATCACTATGCGGACAAGCTGGAATCCATGGCGCAGTTATGTGCGGCCAAGGGGGATATGAAAACGATGGCTGCATGTATCGAAAGAGCCAGCGAGCATCGGATTCGTGCCGCCCAGATAGCAGAGGCTGCTACCAATCTTGGTATTACTTTCATTATTGATCCTAACCTTCGTCCGGAAGATATGGGATTGGAAAGCAAATCACTGAAAGAGATAGCGCGTAAGCATAACGAAGGGTTTTATATCCAACTTATCGACGGTCTTCCTATTGATAAGAGGGAAAAGAAACGCTTGTTGCGGGATGCCGATATTCAGGATGTAGAGGAAATTTTAAATGAAGAGTAATCATGAGTCAGAACGATATATCCAATGATGAATTTTCAATGGAGATGGAACGTATCTACATGAATTCCATGCAGGTAATGGTCAATCTTCTTGATCCTAACAAAGTGGTGGTGGAAGCTGCACGTGCGTCAGGTAAAACGAGTGAGGTTACAGTAAACCGCATTGTTCGTGTGGCAGACAGTATGCCGGCCGAGTTGTCATTTTTAGCGCATCGTACCTATGTTGCGTTGCTTACCAATATATGGCCTAACATTCAGGCTGCTTTTTCCAGGCAGATTACGGTTAACGGTCGTCCCCGTTGTATGCTGGAATATGGCATTGACTATATTGCTGGAGAGTCGAAGATTCCAGAGCATTTCCGGAAGCCGCGTTATCCAATTTCTTATCCCAAGCATAGCATCCTGTTCCGAAACGGTCATCATATCCAGCTGGTAAGTTCTGACCAGCCGGACTCAGTGGCGGGTAGAAGTGGTGTTCATGCTTTTGTCGAAGAAATGAAACACAATGACGGAGAGAAACTCAAGACACGTCTGTTTCCTTCTCTTCGTGGATCTTCTGCGGAAATACGTAAAAGCCCGTATTACCAGGGATGGACCGGGGTTTCTGATACTGCCCGTGTGGATTTGAATGAGGACGACTGGTTTGAACGATATGAGGATCAGAACAATCCTCAGCTTCTTTCCGAAATAGCCACAGTAGCCGTTCATGTGAACAAAGCGGTTTATAAAAGAATGGAACTTCTTACCGCCCAGAAGAATACCACCAACCCGGTCACGCTTGAAAAGATACGCCTGGAACTGAAGAAGTATGACAGACAGATATCCATGTGGACACCGCGTTTGGCTGATATGCGGCGCAACGCCACATTGTATATCCGGGCCAGTTCATTTGTCAATAAGGACATATTGGGACCTAAGTTTTTTAAAACTCAGCTTGACACATTGGATATGGACGAATTTCTTACTGCTATATGTGCTGTCCGTCATAAGTCTGTGGTTAACAAGTTCTTTGCAAATTATGATAAAGAAAAGCATCAATTCTCTGACGGGTATATTTATGATTCTATCATGAAACTTGATCTGAAGGATCATTTTATCATCACTGCCCGTTATTTGAAATACTACGACAAGAGCGCTCCGCTGTATATAGGGTATGATCCCGGACATTTCTCAAGCCTGGTATGTGGGCAACCCAAGAAGTACGGGAAGGAATTCAGGCTGTTGAAAGAGTTCTTCTGTTTCTATCCGGATGAGCAGCCGGAGCTTGCTAGACAGGTTTATGAGTTTTTCGGGCGTGACTGTCGAAACAAACGTATTGTTTTATATCCGGACAGGGCCGGTAACAAACGCAGGGAGGAACTGGAGCAGATAACGACTGACAGCCGAGCATTGAAGAGGGAACTGGAAAGCTACGGGTTCGAAGTGCAGCTCATGAACGAAGGACAGGCCACAATCTATCATTGGCAGCAGTTCAAGCTGATGTTGCTTTTGTTTGGTGACAGAAGCAATGCTTTGCCTCACGTTTTTATTGACGAAAATGAATGCCCTAACCTTTGTAGTGCTATACCTCTTTCACCACGTAAGAGCACCAACGGACGTATAGAGCTGGACAAGAGCAGCGAGGTTAAGATACCGCTTCACCGTCAGGCTGGACTGACAACACAGATTCCTTCTGCATTCATTTACCTGATGTACGGTCTGTATGGGGATGCTGTTCTTAACGAATTGACCAGCATTCCTGATGATATTCCGGATAATTTCAGCTTATAATTAAAATTCGGCTTAAATAATAAGTTCAATTGATTTAATATAAGTGTCTGTTTGACATTTAAATAAGTATTATGTGAATCATAGATAAACGATTGACTTTTTGAAAAATTTTTGAACTTTTTTCAAGAGACGATTGACCCCACGCCGCGCTGATAAAACCGATTGCACAGCACAGGGGGTAGATGGGTGGAAATATGATTCTTCCCTTGAGATTTCGTCTTTTCTACTATATCGGAAAACGAATAAATTCGTAGCATGGAAGAAGTAATAGATCATAACGTTACGATGTCGGGTGCACAGGCCATGCAATGGGCTAGGGAGATATCCAAGCTGCCCGATGGATGCTTTACCATAGCATTCTATCCATGCAGTCTGCAACGTAATGAGGCATCCACTAAGATCATTGTAAAGGACGGTTGCAAATGGCGCACCCAATTGCCTCATGAACGTTTCAGTGTGGACAGTGATAACTTCTTCCTGTTTACCGACAAGGACGGAGAACCCCGTATGTGTTACACTATATTGATACGCTATATGGGATTCCCGCAAGATGGATTTAAATTACATAAAATAGATTGGTTATCATGAGTCAACAAAGTAATATAGAGATGCAGGGATGCCTTGGCGTGTACGTTAATGACAGCAGTGTGATATCTTTCCAGCTGGGAGAAGGGAGTATGCAGGATGCCTTGCAGCGTAACCGAACTGTATCTGTTAATCCGGTGGTATTGGAAGGACAGGTGAGATGGCTTACAGTCAAAGGGTATAACATCGCTTCTCGTGGCTGGAACAATCTGAAATGCCAGGAAGTAGCAAGTGATATCAAGCATAACAGACTGCTTCCAAGATTGATAACCAAACAGGTCAATATGCTGTATGGCTCCGGACCGGCTGTCTATAAGACAGAACTTGTCGATAACAAAGTCAAGAGAACTTGGATTATGGAACCCAGTATACAGAGATGGCTGGAAAGCTGGGAGCAGAATGGAATGGAGCAGGGATACAGGGCGTTTGCAAAACAGAACATCAAAAACTATTATTATTTTCGCGATTTCTTTGTAAAATGGCGGTTTTCAGCAGGAAAAGGGATTGTTCCGGGCGTGCTGCCGGTTGCTGGTCTGGAAGCCATGGAGAATAAGGATTGCCTTTTGGCCACCACCCGGACGGATGTGGCTTATGATATGGTTTATTATAAGGATTTTACGGCTATAGCTGTTGGTAAGTTTATCAATGGAATCAGTACCAGTTTGCGTATTTATCCTAAATTGCGTATGCAGGATGTACCGCGATACAGGTTCGCTGCTGTTTCCCATCATCGTGAGAAGTCCATTGATAATTTCTATGGAGAGAATGAGACACACGAGGGCACACAGCCTTATATCAAGGGATCCAATGAAAATGCGATATATATTAACAGCTTTCTTCGTAATTCGTTGGCTGCTAAAATACATATCATCATTCCTAATGCATGGGTGAATTCGAAGAGAACCCAGATTACCAATCTTTGCAACGAAAACAAGGAACGTGCTTCGAAACAGGAGAAACTATTGCTGTACAATGGGCTGGAGATTGGGACTGAGTTCAAGGAGTCTACCTTGATCCGCTATATTAAACAGGAATTGGATAATATATCCGATTACTTGTCCGGAGCCGATAACCAAGGAAAGGCTTACGCGACCTTTAGCTTTCGGAACGGAAGCAGCGGGGAAGAGGAGCGATGGAAGATAGAAACCGTCGATTTAAAATATAAAGAATATATTGATGCGATTATCAGCTATGATAAACGTGCTGACGAAGTATTGCTGTCAAGTGTCGGGCTGGATTCTTCCATCTCATCAGTCAGCAAGGACGGTGTAATTAGCAAGAGCGGAAGTGACGCTTATTACAACTATTTGATTTATCTGCTCCAATTGGCACCGGAAGATGAGATTGTATGTGAACCGTTCAACCAGGCTATCCGTATAAACTTCCCTGAATTGTACGAACAAGGTTATCGGATAGGCTTTTACCGGGAAATCCCATCACGTCAGGAAGATGTATCACCGTCTAACCGTCTTAATAATCAGCAGCCATGAATGTTTTAGAAGAATTGTTTATAGATGTGGCCCAGTTCCACCTTTATTCCCCTTATGCGGAGAGTAACATGAATTTCAAGGATCTTGCATCAAGTGCCATGAGTGCCATTAAGCAGGTTCAATCCGTCATATCTCCTGATATCTACAAGAAGATAGCAGCAGGAGAGGATAACGATGAAAAGGATGCATTAAGAAGTGCCGTGGCTAATCTGACATTGGCAAAACAGCTTATATTCAATGTACTGTCACTTCGTAAATCGGATGTGGATATCTACAAGAACGAGCAGGAGCAGATGCGCAGGGCCTATCGTGATAATTACTATAATGCAATGGATACGTTACTTCAGCTACTTGATTCGGATGAGGAATGGAAGAAAACCAAGACTTATAAAGCTTTGGAAAACCTTAAGTTGAAGACGACTTATGAATTCGATGCATCTTATCCCATTGATAATTCATTCCTGTACTTTTTCAGATGTGTTCCGATCCAGCAGGAGGCATTGGATGATTATGTATCAGGCTATTATGAGCGTTTGCCGGAAAAGGATCAGACAAACCGTCGGAAATTGGACAGATGTCTGGCTAAAATAACAGTGGCATTGTCGTTACGAAGATTTGATATCCTTGAATTTCCGTCAACCATCCGTAATTTGTTTGAAGATTCAAAAGTTATGCGTTACGGTACCCAGGAGCAGGAGAGGATGTTAACTTTATCTGATGATCTGATGTCACAAGCCTTGGAAAGCCTTAAAAATATTGATTTGTCTTTATCCGGAAATACGGATGCTGATATTGTAACTGAAACATCTTTCAATCGTCCGGACGATAAAATTTATTTGATGCCATGAAAAAAGATATTGAATTTACCCTGAAAGGAAGCGTGTATTCTATTCCAAACAGTTGGGAAGGGTTGAACACTTATCAATTTAAAGAACTGGTTGCGGACCTGATTTCCATGTCCGCAGGTAAACTTTCTGCCGGTCTTGTGCGTGTGCGCCATATATGCAGGGTGATGGGCTGGGATATCAATAAGATAACCGATGCGGATGCCATGGGAAACATTGCTTGCCTGGCTGAGCAGGTCACCTTTCCTTTTCTGATCTGTTATCCGGATAATGATGCGGCACTGGTGGATCTTGACACCGATTCTTATGAGCTATGCAAGCGTGTTCCGCCGGAAAGACTGACGGGAATAACTATATCCCGCTATCTGTCACGGCTTGATTATAAGTTTGTGGTAGACTCCTGTTTTTGCAAACAATTTATAGGATCTGTCCATATTGACGGGCAGGATGAACCTTGTCTTGGTTATACCATTGATACAGGATTCTCTATGCTGACAACCTCATTGACGGCACAGCAGTTTATTGACGCGCGTGAGCTGGCGGATTGCCGGGATGATCAGCTTCCCCTGCTTGCTTCCATCCTGTATTCTTCACTACCTTATGAAAGTGACAAGGCGCATCAACGTGCCGTTATTTTTTCAAAAGTGGATATTAAAACATTGCAGGCCATCCGTTTCAATTTCAAAGGATTCATCAATTATTTGTTCAGTCGCACAGAATACAAGATTCTTACTAAAATCATACCGGGAAAGGAATCAGTGATAAGCACAGGGGCACAGGATGCTTTGTACGGCTTGAGTGCTGACGGATATGGAAATTTGCGTGAGATATCCCAGATGAGCGTCTTGCAATATCTTGGGATCCTGAGAAAGAAGATGATTGAATCCGTGCGTAGCCTTCATGCTTCCAAAATGGATGTTGCTGAGATCGCTAATACTACCCGGTTGCCAATTGATGTTATAAATGATATACTATGATTCTTGAGTATTTAAAATATTTTTCCCGGTTCCCAGCCCGTGACGGGGTTCTGGATATGTTTATTAACGGAAGTTCCGAACTTTATGAATATGAGGAACTGAAAGGGTATATAGCCGGTATGTCCGAACCTTTGGTTCCTGATATTTCCAATTTTGTTTTCGGGCAACGTTTTGAGGATGTTAAAAAACGGGTGGATGCCCTGATAGGAACTTATCTGTTCTGTGATTTTGGAGAGATACAAAGCTCTCAGGACAATATAGGTTCCATAGAGGATACGCATAAGCGTGCGGTGACGGTTGCGGTCAAATTAGGGAATAAATCTGATATGGTAGAGGTTGCCATTCAGAGTGACCGAACGTTGAAACTATTGAATCAGGTACGTGCTTATATGATGTATGATTCCCGTTATATGTCATGGCTCAAGCCTATATCGGATAATCAGACGATTGTGCCTTTTGTGTCGCCTGAACTGTCATCAATAGGCTGGAGCATGAGCTTTGTCGCATCGGCTCCCGACTGGATGCATGTAAAAGAAATAATGAAACACATAACTTAAAACAGATATGAATACAAGTTCTAAAATCACATTTTCGGTATTCATTACCGAATTTTATAGTCTGATGTGGGATATGAGATGGTTGATGCTGCTGGCTTTGATTCTTATTTCTACAGATCTATGGTGGGGCATCAGCAAGTCCAAACGAAGGATGGAGGAAGTGCGTATAAGCCGGGCTATCCGGAGGACTCTTATAAAAATGGGGGATTACGTATGTATAATTCTATTGGGGGCGGTTTTAGGAAAAGCGATTGGTGAACCTTTGGGCATTCCTTATTCCACTATTTCCGTATGCTGTATGCTGATAGCCTGTTACTGTGAACTTGAAAGTGTGATCAGTAATTATTGCGAATGTAAAGGTCTGCATTACCATATAAGTCTTTGGAGCGTCTTCAAGGGACTGGTCGGCTTGAAAAGTAAAGAATTGAAGAATGTTATTAATGAAATAGAAAATGAAAGCAAACATGAAAATCTTAATTGACAATGGCCATGGAGCCAACACACAAGGCAAGCGTTCTCCGGACGGTCGTTTGATTGAAGCGTTATATACCCGTGAAATTGCCATCCGTGTGGAGCATGAATTGTGTAAGAGGGGGTATGAAACACTTCGGATTGTGCGTGAGGAAGTTGATGTGCCGCTATCGGAGAGATGCCGCCGAGTGAATGATATTTGTTCCGAATTTGGGAAGAGTAATGTTCTTCTGGTATCCATCCATTGCAACGCCGCCGGAAATGGGGCACAATGGATGCAGGCTCGTGGATGGGAGGCATGGACCAGTATAGGGCAGACAAAAGCGGACAGGCTTGCTGATTGTCTGTATGCTTCGGCTGACAGATTTCTTCCTGGAATGACGATTAGAAAAGATCTGGCTGATGGTGATCCGGACAAGGAGAGCGGATTCTATATTTTAAAACATACGGAATGTCCGGCTGTATTGACGGAAAACTTATTTCAAGACAATATGGAAGATGTGGCTTTCCTTTTGTCTGAAGAAGGGAAACAGGCTATAACATCCCTTCATGTCGAAGGGATAATTAAATTCATTGAACTATGAAGCTTATACCTTGGATCTTGATAGTCTTGTTAAGTGTCATGCTGATGCTTTCATGGTGTTCCCGCCCGGCTGATTATTCTTGGAAGCTTGCGCCGGATACATTATGGACGTTGGTTGTTGACACCATAAGGGATACTATCGTACCTCCGCCTGATGTAGAACATCATGTAAGAGTAGATACCGTTTTGTTGCCGGTATCCATGGAAGATCCTGATGTGGACATAGACTCTACGTTGCCTGACTCCATGCCGGTGATAATCCCGATAATGGAAAGGGAATACCGGACAGATGATTATCGCATTTTGATTAATGGTTATAATCCGGAACTTAAGTCAGTTGAATTGTATCGCCCTACAATGTTGGGAACTATTAAACAGAGAAATAAACGGTGGGGGATTGGTCTTTCTGCCGGATATGGTATCGGAAGTGGCGGCTTTTCTCCTGTGTTGGCTGTTACTATCAATTACAATCTGTTGCAGTGGTAACAAAAATCCCCGGCTTGCGGTCTTGCTCTTATTCTATTGACAGTCGAATTTGAAAACCTTTGGATGTGCCGGGGATAGATAAACAACAATGTTTTTAATAAATTGTTTCTAAATTTTACATTATTATGAGCAAGACCGCACGTTTTAATGAAATCCTTGAATCAGTCGCCTCTTTCACGGAAATACATCAGGAATTTATCCTGTCAGACAATCGGGCCGCCGAAGTGGTGGATGCCCGGTGCATTTTGGTAAAACTGCTATCCGAAGAAGGTTTCTACCCTTCCCAGATCAGCAAGTATATGGACCGTACAGAAGCTAGTATCCGGTATTTGCTTGCTTCCTATTCATCTCGGATATCTTCCAGTCTGTGGATGGAAAAGGATGTAGAAGTTATCCGCAAACATCTTGAAAATAAGTCGAAAATAATCGGTAAATAAGAAACAAATAACTGTAATTCAGTTGATTGTTATAGTCTGTACCTTTGTAATGTCAGGTTATAGCCTGGCCTAGTAACTTATTAAAACATAATATTATGACTATCAAAGGTATGAACGGTGAGAACTATAATGTCACCGGCCAGGGACAAGGTAATTACAATACCGTCGGAGCGTCAGCAGGTATCGCATCATTTTTAGGATTGAATGCGGGCAATATCCTGGGAGGCGGCTGTTATAACCGTAATATGGCGGCAGGTCCTGTGGAAGTGATTACTTCGGATGACAAACCTGTCAGCCGTTATGAAGCAGCCATGATGGACAAACTGGCTCAAAAGGATGGAGAGATCGCCTTGCTGAAAGCGAACACTTACACGGATCAGAAACTTGCTGATGTTTATGACCGATTGCTTAGCCGTATCAATGCGGATAAGAGTGAGCAGAATGCCATCAACATGAATCAGGCTGTGTACAATGGCACTAATACTGCCACTCTGGCTTGTATGAAACAGCAGATTGCTGATTTGGCTGCATTAAGTGAACTTGTTGTTCCGCAACGTAAAGTGTGTGATACCGGTTGCTGCGGTTGTAACTAGTGAATCTCATTGAAAGGGCGGTTTCATTCCGTCCTTTCCTCTTTTTAAACTCAAACAATATATTACCATGTATACCAATTCACAAATTTTATCAGCAGTGTTGAATAAATGGCTGCAACCTGTAGTGCAGCAATTCTCCGCACAAAAAATGGGATCGTTTCCTTTTGTGCAGATGATTGAGACCAAATTGAAATCAACAGGTTTCGTTAAACCCAGCTGGAGTCTTGCTGCGGAATTATCTCCGATAATGCAGAATGTCAGTGGAACTATCATAGAACCTATCATTAACCGCTATATCTCACAAGTGCCGGATGATGCATTGCCTGAAATGGCTCACAAAATAGTGGATGATGCTATTAAAAACGGAGGGTTGACACTGATGGATGGAAAGGTTGTTTTTGAAAAGGAAGACATGGAAGAACTGAAAACCTTGCTTGAATATAACCTGCCTTTGATTCCTAGAGAAGAATACATCGTCAAGACAGCGCCTGATAAGGAAGCTGACGGCAGCGATGAACCCCAACCGAAGTCGGACGGTATAAGTTCCGACACAGAATAATTCTTAATATATATCCATTATGATTCAATTGACTCCGATTGCAATCGCTGCTACCAGCCAGCAATATCTGACTAATGTAGTGGAGAATTTATGCCAGGCTTATTGCGCTGAAAATGGTGTACAGCCTACTGGCATAGTTAATTTTACTGTCGCAGAACAGCAGACGGTGAATACCCAGACTGTTGTAACCATCAATGCAGCAGTGCTTGTTGCTTACACTCCTAAAGGATCATGCCGTTCTGTTACCAAACAATGGGTTGAGCAGTTTAAGGTAGCCTTTATCGGTGCGGCCGGTGCTGTTCCTACGATTACACTTACTCCTCTTGTTACTCAGGTTACTCCTGAGAATGTAAAGTGCTGTAACCGTGCGTTTGGTGTGAGCCTGGCTACTCCGTTGACCATTGCGGCCACCTTTCCGGCTACTCCCACAGCTTGATAGGATTATGACTCAAAAGTCATTAAAACCTGTAAAAAAGAAAAGGGAGAAAAAAGTTTGAGTTTGCTCCCCGCTTTATTGTGGGGAGTTTACTTTAATATCCTATAATTATGAAGACTAAAGAAGAAATGATAGATCGCTACCATGAACTTTATGAAAAGATGGTGGCAAGTAAAGATCCGAAGAATATGAAGATATTCGGTGAAACTGAAAAGTATATGTTCAAGGCTGTCGCAGCAGCTCATCCTGATCTGGCCGAAAACTGGTTGTCGCATTTGGAGGCTGTTTGTTGGGACAATTATCTATCCGAACACGAAGCAATGAATATCAGCAAACGTATTGTCAACCAAGATGGAATGAAAGGATTCCATTGGTCCTATGATACTTTTGAAAAAACGGTTGAATCGCTTGGAGGAGTATGTGAAGACAAACCGCATTATAACAGTTATGCTTTATGGGTAACTGCCAATATGATTTATTCGGATCATGCCAGAAGCATTGCGGAAGACATGGGGCATAAATTGCCGGCAGATGTGCCTAATGAAAAGATGGCATTGTCATGCTATCGTAAGGCTGTGGAAAGTCTTAAGGATGTGGATTCCGGGTTTCATGTACGGCGGTATTTCAAGCACAAGATGTACGACGATTCAGTTATGTGACCTGGATAAAAAATTAGATAAAATAATCTCCATGATTGAAAAACTGGACGGTCTGAAAGGTTTCGGCTCCAATGTACTGGCTAATGTTGTAGGAGATATAATCATGGGTAGGTAACTGTAAGGTGTTTTAGAAATAAAGCACCTTTTATTTATGATTGTAGTATTATTTTAATACTGATTGGGATTTTATTATTAACTTTGCGAAAAATTTTAAAACTTAGATATTTATGAAAAAGTATTTTTTACTACTGATTGTTTCTCTTCTATTTACTTCATGTAAAAGTTATATCCAGATTTATGATGTGGACAGCACCTCGGCCAAAACAAGTAATGAGCAGTTTGTTTTTGAGAATGAAGATTGCAAGCTTACTTATAATTTTTGGGGAATGTTTGGTAATGCTTCTGTTGTTTTTACAAATAAGACTGATCAGAATCTGTTTGTTTCATTATCTCAATCATCCTTTATATTCAACACGTATTCTTTCCCTTTTTATAAAGGTATAGATCGCCATGTTGTTGTCTCTAAATTTGAAAGCAAAACATTCCGTGATTTGCCTGTAGTATGTGTCGCTCCTAAATCATCAAAAACGATTGGTGATTTGAATGTCGTTGATGGCATTTATTCTTTTTGTGATAAGAAAAAAGATAACCCTAGTCGCAGATATTCGGAAAACTATAACGAAAATGATTCTCCTATAACATTTGGTTATAATATGGTCTATTCTGCTAAAGAAGATTGTCGTGAGGTGAAACAACTGGAAAGCTCTTTTTATGTCTCAAGAATTGAGAACGTTACAAAGAAACAAGAAGAGATTACTAGTCAGGTTAAAAACTGTTCGGATTATAGTAATGTATCTGTTGTTAGCTTGAAATCTCAATCTCCCAAGCGTTTTTATATTAAGAGATTTAAGGATGTAAATCCAACTCCGGCAAAATGGTATTAATTATTCGATAACAAATTCTTAAGCGGAACTCTAAAAAAGTTCCGCTTTTGTTTTGTCAATCCAAAAATAATATTCATCTTTGCAGCGTACTCCTTTTTGACATAGGCGAGTAGGCTCGCCATTATAGCTGCGGGCATTTTTTATGTCTTCGGCAAAACATATAGTTCCGTCCCGTGTGGAGTCTTAATGGACCCACTGCCTATGTCAAGGTGGAGTACAACGGGGAGCGGAACTTTTTTTGTTCCCTTCCTTTTTCTAACTTTATTAATTCATTTTAAATGTACTCAAAAATGAAAACTACTACATTGTCTCTTGATGCAAAGTCAAATTATTTGCAAGAGAAAAAAGAATCTTTGTTGGAATGGCTTCATGCTGATTCTGTTATCTTTTCTTCTATCATGGAGGAAAAAATTTCTAGAACATTTTCGTTGCGAATATTGTTCATAATGTTGTGCTTTGTTGCATTATTATTATCGCCCGCATTTGGCACTGTGATGTGTCTTATATGTTTTATCATATTTGCCTTATCTTTGTTGGAAACAGCAAAATATTACAAGCAGGTGCACCGCTAATAAGTTTGCTTTACTAATATTATGTTTTACAATAAAATGTTTAAGGAAAATGAATATTAATGGAATTATATTAAGCGACGAGAGCCTTAATGCGTTGCGTCGTATGCAGGAAGACGGTAATAGCGAAATTGATAATGTTCTTGAAGGACTTGATTGTATAGCTGAACTGATTGAGAATCCGGAAGCGGATGCCAGTGATAGTGATCGTCTGGTCATGTTGCAGCAGCTTCGCGGTGTGCGCAAGATTTTGAAAGATCTCAAAGCATCTTCTTTTGATGAGTCAGAATAATGAAACTAAAATGGACAGTTACATCACTGCGTTGATGAATGTCTATTCTCCCGCAACCAATGAGTCCGATGCGACTCATTGGTTTTCTACTGAGGATGTGTATGAAGCCATAAAGAAGATTGATCCGGGAACATCCGTCAGCTTGGAGGATGTCTATAATTCGCTTCTTATGGGAGGGTTCCGTTTCCAACCACGTCCCGGAACTTTAGGATGTGAGTTCCGATGGATGTTTAAACAGAAATAATTATAGATAAAATACGATATTTCTTTTAGTCTAATTATTATATTATCAATCCTTTTTGTACATTTGCAATGTGTTCAGAATATGAACGCTGCGTAATAAGTTTGGTTACATGGGAAATTGGAGCGAACAACAAGAGGCAAAGAAAGAAGTTAAGGAGAAAGACAAAGTGAGGCGTGAAACGCTTGGAAAGTTCTTCTTTGATTTGGCAAAATTGGCTTTTGCTGGTCTTTTCGTTAGTTGGATTACACCTTTATCTGCTAATGTAAACAATAGTGTTGCATGGTCTGTCTTAGTTGGAGGTGTAATGTTTACTGTTGTATTTGCTATGATTGGAAATAAAATTTTAAAATAGGAGGTTTTATGGATATGCTTGCTATGACCTATATCATAGGAACTGTTATTGGGATAGCCTTTCTTATATGGCTATATACAAAGTCTGGGAAAAAATGGCTGAAGAGTTTGTAATTCGTCCATTGTGTTTGCTTATATTGGATATAAAATATAAGGAGGTAATTTATGGAAGGTTTATTGATTGTGCTTGGTGGTTCTGGAATGTTAGCCTTTTTCTTTGCTATATGGTTAAATACCCGGAAAGGCAAAAAATGGCTTGCTAATTTATAAGCTTATTTTATAACTAATATGGGCGAAGGCGGTATAAAATCTGTCCTTCGCCTTTTTCATTCCTATAATTACTTTAGCTTCAAATTTTATGAAGCTATGGTAACAGACCAACTTATCAAAAAAACATTCATTCACAATGTTGTATCCATCGGTTTTCAAAAAATAAGGCAGATACAACAGGAAGTCATATCGGAGAATTTGAATGTCATATCCGGCAATCTGCTCCAATCAGTCCAAGAAAAACCGGTGGAAATAGAAGGAACTGAACGTCAAATATATTATATGAGCGTTCTTCCTTATATGCGTTTCTTAGATATTCGTTTTCGGCAGGATCTGCGGATACGTAGAAAACTTTCCATCTATAACCGTGTCATTTGGGGGGTACTTTATGGTGAAGTGCTTCCTAATCTGCGTTATGGCTTTACTCAGGACATACGTAGGTATATCACCCGGCAACTTCAAGAAGGTTCGGATATTGATCAATTAGATTTTCAATCATATATATAGACTACTGAATTATGGCTAAGAAACTTAATGAAGACGAAATCAAGTATATTTTATCGGTGGAATCGTCAAAGGCACAGCAGGAAATTCGCAAACTCACTAAGGTTAATAGGGAGTTGAACAAAACAAATAAGGAGCGTCGTGAATTGATGCGTGAGTTGGAGTCTCAAGGAAAAAAGGAATCGGATGAATATCAGCGTCTTGATGAAGAAATAAAAAAAAGCAATAAGACTATTTCAACAAATAACAAGTTGATTGGTGAATTGGAGAAGAAGCTGGATGTTACAGGGCTTACTATGGCCCAACTCCGAAAAAAGGCCAAAGATCTTCGCCGACAGTTGGATCAGACAGTAAAATCAACACATCCGGAAGAATACGCCGAACTTGAAGCGGAGCTTTCCAAAGTAAATAGCCGGATGGAGGAACTTAGGGGTACTGGGAAATATGCCCAGCAACAGCTGACTGCATTTGATAAAACAATGAATATGGCCAAAACGGCTGCTAAAGGTTTTATAGCCGTGCAACTTGTCAGATATTTGAAAGATGTCGGAATGAAATCCTATGAAACTCGTAAGGAATATGCCCGTTTTGAAGCGACTCTCCGTAATGCTACCGGCTCTTCAGAAGAAGCGGCAAAGGCAATGAAGATGTTGCAGCAGCTTGCTAAAGATACGCCGGCCAGTGTGTCAGAATGGACTGAATCATATATTAAATTAGTTAACCGTGGAATTAAACCGACTACCGATGAACTGACAGCAATGGGAGATATCGCAATGTCCCAAGGCAAGGACATAGACCAGTTTATTGAAGCATTGCTTGATGCCATGACGGGTGAGAATGAACGTTTGAAGGAATTTGGTATCACCGCTTCGAAGAATGGAAAAACTACTGCATATACGTTCAGGGGTGTAACTACTGAGGTGCAGAATACGGATATGGCAATTAAGAACTATATTCTGTCCTTGGGCAAATTACAGGGTGTACAAGGATCTATGGCTACCCAGATGAATGAGCTGGCTGGCTTGGAATCAAATTTAGGGGACCAGATGGATTCTATCTATAATAAGATAGGAAAGAAACTTGAACCGGCTATTAAATCCTTCATGGGAACTTTAGGACGTTTTATGGGGACAATATCAAAATCCCTTGATTCTTCTGGCGAAAAATTTGATGACCAGTTGAATAAGGTTGTTTCCCTGCAAAATGGGCTGCTCCCTTTGCTGAACCGATATGATGAATTGAAAACTAAAACAAGCTTAAGCGCACAAGAACAAGATGAATTAAACCAATTGATATCCCGTATCGCTCAAATAATACCAGGAGCTGTTACTGGCTTTGACAATTATGGAAGGGCTATATCTGTGAGTACTGATTATGCCCGTGAGTGGATAAAAACAGAAAAAGCCAGATTAGCCTATATCAATAAATCACAAATTGAAGAGCGCAAGAACGAAAAAAAGAACATTGAAGAAAGGATAAAGAGTCTGAAACGCCAAGAAAGTATAGGAAAAAGGCTTTATGGGGTTGATAAAGAAGGAAATGCAAAACATATTGCTGTTTATAGCGGGGGGATGGGATATGGACCTAATGCGGAACAAATAAACTCTAGAAAGATGACTGCGGATGAGCAGAACAAGTTCAAAGAGGAGATGAAGTCATTATATGAGGAGTTATCAGGAGTTGATGCGGAACTTTCTCTTTTGCAGGGAACTACTTTAGACGATATGATTAAAACTCAAACAGAGATGATTGAAAAACGTAAAAGTTTTAATGAGATGAATAAAGAATCTCTTTTCGCTTGGATTGATGATGAAAAGAATGCAACAAGTGAGTATTTGAGCATGGCCAAGGAAATTTATAAAAACCGTTTTCCAGTAACTCCTATTGATCCTGATGCAGCGGAAGAAGAAGCTAAACGAAATGAAAAAATATTGAAGGAAGCATTACAGAAGCAGACAGAACTTTTTGAACAACAAAAAATAGAGTTAAAACAACGTTATTTGGCGCATAATGACGAACAACTACAGACTGAATCCCAGTTTAACAAGGCCATGGAAGATTTGACCTTGCAGGATCTTAATGCCCGTCTTAAAATAATGGGGTTGGAGGTCTCACAACGCCAACAGATTGAACAGCAAATTTTGGATATTCGTATAAAGGCACTTGAGGATTTTCGTCAGAGAAAACTTGCGATTGAAACAGAAGAAGAGCAACAGCGTGTGTCACTCAATAAAAAATCCATAGATGAAAATAAAGAGTGGCTTGATAAGCAGTTGGCAGATAGGCAGCAACATCATAATGATCAGGTAAAAATAATTAGTGACTCTTTGAAACAGCAAGTGGATCAGTATAAGGAATATGGAAGCCAAATGGGGGAATCATTAGGTAAAGTTTTGTCAGGGCAGGAAGACATGCTTTCCGCTTTTGGTAATACCATGATTGATATCCTTTTTGATGTCTTATCTCAAATTATAAATCAAAAAATTGCGGAAGCTACTGCTGTAGCCATTGCGGAACAGGCTAAAGCGGCAGCTATTAGTGCTGCCCAGCCGGATTCTGTTGCCACTTTTGGCGCGACCGCTGCTGCCCGAACCGCTATTATCAGTGGTTTGATCATGGCTGCTTTAACAGCTGCAAAAACAACATTAAAAGGTTTGCTTGCTAAAAAAGGCTCATCTACCACGTCGGGAACTACATCTCCGAATACATCATATACCCGTGTTCCCGGTAGACAGTCCGGAGGATATATAGATGTCACTCGTGCCCAAGATGGAAAAGAGTTTCAGGCTGTCTATGATCCTAAACGTCGTGGCTTTATAGACAAACCTACTGTTATAGTAGGAGAGGGGCCTGCCGGATCATCTAAGGAATGGGTAGCCAGCAATGAGGCGGTGAAGAATCCTACCATTGCCCCCATATTGTCTATTCTTGATCAGGCACAACAGGCCGGAACTATTCGTACTTTGGACTTTAACAAATATCTTCAGGCAAAAACTGTAGGGAAACAAGATGGAGGACAGGTTTCACCAATAGGAAACACGCCTTCAATGGTATATGCTGATCCTGTTTTTATTCAATCTGTAAACAAATTGAATGATATTCTGTCCCGAATTGATAAAAACGGTGGAATACATGCATACACTATTTTATCTGAATTTGAAAAAAAACAAGAATTGAGGAATCGTTCTAGAAAAATTGGCTCAAAATGAAGATTATTAATACAAAATCGGGAAAAGCATATCAGCTTGTTCCTGAAACACAGCTTGAAATTGAAAAAACAAATCCTTTTTTTAACGATTATGGTGAGCAATCTCTGCCGGTAAGTTTGCCTGATAGTCCTTATAATCGTGATATTCTTAATTTCCCGAATGTTATACAAAGAAAGGAAAAAGTACAGTTGCTTGATGCCTCTATTCAGGACGGAGAATATTTTGTTCCATGTCGTCAGGCGATATTGAGTGTGTCCCCGTCTGAAAGCATTGAGACTTCGTTTTATATAAATGAAGGAAGTTTTTATAGCAAATTGGAAAATACTTATATTACAGATGTGTTTGCAGATGAAACAGTTGATGGGATTAATACATTGGATCAGGCCATATCTTATTTAAAACAGCTGAACACATCCGGAGGAGATGAAATGTTCTCTATTTTTCGCGTTAAAATTAATGATGATGATAATGACAATCCACGATATTTGAATGGTAATGATGGAAGGTCCTCTTTATTTTATAATGAAAATGATACAACTGAATATATTGATGGAAAGACAATATCTGTTACTCGCGGATTTTATATGACACCGTTCATTAAGGCTAATTATGTCCTTAAACGTTTGTTCGCTCATTTTGGATATACTCTTCTTGATAATTTCTTTACGAAAACGTCTCCTTTCCCCGATATGGTTTTCATTAACAATGTTGCTGACGCAATTGTGACAGGAAAAATTCGTATTGATCAGCTGGTTCCCAAAGTAACTTGTAGTAAGATTTTGGATTTGTTTCGGCGTAAATTCTGTTGTGAGTTTATTACCGATGAAGTTAATCGAACAGTTGACGTTATAATGTTTAATGATTTAATGTCTGATAAGGCGGATGTGAATCTTTCGTCATCTTTGGTTGGGAAATTGAGAGTTGAATACCCGGATAAATATAAGCAGCTGATATTGGAAGCGAAAGATTCTGTTGATGGGACTATTGAAACTTTTGATTCTTTGGAACTGATTAAATCAAAATACCCAACTGCCATATTTAATGAACGGCAAGGATATTTTGTTCGCAACGGCTTTAAAATAAGTACTCGTTTGTCCAGTATGATAACACCTACCACTGAAATAGTGGCTGATTGTGGTCAGCGTTATTATGAAGGGGGTGAATTTGAGACGTATAAAATCGAAGTTCCTGAATGTATACCTTCAGCTGGGATGTATATTGGTGAAGTGCAATATCTTAACTCTTCAATGAAAATCACCGGAACAGATACTGCTAATGAACCTTCAGAAACAGAAACAAATGCGTCTTCTAATATGTATGTCATGCTTGCTTTTGCTCATAAAGAAGCGGATTGGAAGTTTACTGAAGGTTCTGTGAGTAATTATATATATAGAAGATCCGGACGTAATGAGATAAATTATAAGTTCTCAGACTTTGCTTTGGTGTATAATGGGCCTTATGGGATATTTGAAAAGTTTTATAAGGAATATGACAAGTTGTTACGTAATTCTATGCATACTGTTAAGGCGGATTTGTTGCTTACCCAGCACCAGAAGATGACTCTCTCATCTTTTAAAAAACTTGTAATACATGGTGCGGAATTATTGCCTAATAAGATAAACTATAGTCTTGGGCTTAGAAATGATCCGATAGAGTCTGAATTATACACTACCCAGTTATATGAGCCTGTATCTTTGCCAAAAAGTATTGAAGATATATTTCCTTCTATGGATACGGGTTATAAATGGGTGGGCAAAACCTCTTATAAACTAATATCAGAAGATGAATATAATTCATCCCCATTTAAGGATGCAGAGATTTCTCCATTTTTCCCACCTCCACCTACTGCTGATTTGGTAGGGAAGAAAATGTATGTGTGCTATACGGCTGGTATATATATATCACAGAATTGGGCTTTATATACATTTTGGTTAGAAGCCGTTCCTAATGCAGATAATTGATTGTCCTTTCTATAGATTTGCGGGTAAGTTATTTTTGTAATAAAAAACAAAAGGCATGAATATTCTGAATCAACCTGCTGCTTTATCTCTGTCCGGTAACATTGAGAAGTTCCGCATCCAATCTGCGGAATCTTTCTCTTTTGCCGTGTCAAAAGGGAATACTAGACTATTGTCTTCTGTGTATACTCCCGGTACGGATGGTTATGTTACGATTGATATACGGGATATTGTAGAATCCCAATTATCTTTTTTACTGAAAGATATCACAACTCCTTATGAACAGCCTGATCTGGCGGCTGATTTTACGGCTGTTATTGCCGACAAGAACATAACATTTCGTGTGCTTCGTTGTGGGGTAGACCGTTTCTCTGGCTCTGCCGAAACTTTTTTGAAGGCTAATTTCCTAACTTGGCAGCCACAGGTGAAGAAAGTGACTTACTATTCTCCTGAGTATTTGACATATTATGCTGTGATATCCTCCTATGTAAAGGTGAAGGCCTATTTTACCGATGATGAAGGCAAAGTGACCGAAGAGGTGAAACAACTGGCTACATTGGGCGAGAAACGGGCGTATACCATTCCTGTGCAATATGCTGTGATAATGGCACTATTTGAATCCCGCCTTCCTTCTTTTTATGATGTATGGGTGGAGGATGGATCAGGTAGCCGTCTTACTTATGTGCAGCGTTATGTGGCGGGCAATATCCTTTCCGAGCAGGAGCAATGGATACTTTTTGAAAACTCCTTGGGAGGTATGGATACGTTCCGGGCTTACGGACAGCTTGATTTCCTGGCAGAACATACTCATAATATTGCCGAGATAGATGATATATCTGAAGAATATAGGGTGGATACGGAACGTAAGTACCAGAAGAATACCGGATATCTTGACAATTGTGAACGTCAATGGCTGGTTGATTTCCTTCCGTCGAAGCAGAAGTATATATATAATCAGACTTATTTGCGACGGATTGTAGTGATAGAGGACAATACATCCTATACGGACAAGGAGCTTCCTTCATCTTATACGTTTACTTACAGATATGCGGATGCCCGCCCGCTGCTCAATCTACAGCGAACAGATAGTCTTCCGGATAATCTGGATATCCATATACCTGATTTGAATTCTTTTACCATACCCCCTCGGTTAGTTGAATTTCCTTCGCAGCCCTTGTCCGAGGGGGTGTTGTTCCCCGTACAGCAACCGTTTTCGGAGAAATGGGCGACAACGAATATAGGTGCTATTTTTGCTTATGTACTGAATAAGATAAGTACAGACTATGCTGAAGGTGGAGGTATTGGACACACTCATACGAATCTGGATCTGCTCCAGCTTATATCTTATGTGGACGAATATCTTTTGGTCAATGGTAAGAAAATCAAAGCAGGTTATGCAGATGGAATTGCCGGTAATACCTTTGCTGACCTTGTAACCTTTTTGAAAGGTTTCTTGGTGGGTAAGAACGGTAGTGGTTGGACTGTATTGGAAGATGGTACGACACAAGCTGTTGTTGACCGCTTGTATGTGAAGATTAAGGCTGTTTTTGACGAGCTTGAAGTGAAAAAGAAAACGCATGTTGGTGGTGAACAGATCATATCTCCGGCTGGATTGAAGTGTGTCCGTGTGGAGGAACTTGATGAGAGCTACCGTTGTTTCTTTTTGTCGGAAGTTGATGGAGTAGCAATCAATAACGAATTTACAGTCGGTACATTAGCATTAGCCCAAGAATTTAATATAAAAGAAGGGACATCCCACAATGTATCCAACCGCTACTATTGGCGTGAGGTGACAGGTGTAGGATCTGACTATATTGATTTGAGCAAAACCAATGCCGACAAGGACAGTGATGTCCCGGCTGCCGGTGATGATATCATCGGGCTTGGGCACTTGACGGATATCACCCGTCAGGCAGCTATAATCCTTTCGTCTGTTAATGAAACTTCGCCTTCCATTATTTTCTATCAAGGTATCAACTCTTTCTCTCTTGCCGGGAAAGAAGTTATCGGGCTGGGCTTCGACAAGTCTACCGGACACGCCTATATCAATGTGTATGGTGACGCTTATATAGGCGCTAAGGATAAGAGTACCTATATTCGATATAGCCAGAAAAGCGGTGTGGATATCAAGGGTATGTTTCATATCGAGCAGGGTTCCACCGGATGGCGTAACATGGAAGGGCTTCCGGATGAGATACAGGCGGCCGCAGATCTTGCCCAAGAGGCCAAGGATGCGATAGACAATGCGGCTGTCGGAAGTGTCAATCTGTTGCGTAATTCCGGGTTTACCGGGGATTATGAAAGTGAGACATTGTCCTCTGATACTCAATTGTCTGCTGATACCGAATTATATAGCAAGCAATTAAAGTATTGGACGGGTGTGGCTACCGTATCCGCAGATAGTGCTGCCGGCTCTGGGTACTCTGCTGCAATCGGTAGTTTGTCCCAATCTGTATCATTGATTAAAGGAGAAAGTTATGTTATCAGTTATAAAGCAAAGGGTACGTCTGTGTCTGTTTCGTGCGGCTCTTTCAGTGTTTCTCAGCCTCTCACATCCTCTTATCAGAGATATACCCATAAGATTACCTTCAATGGCAGTGGTATATTTCTCATCAGTGGTACCGCAACCGTTTGTGATCTTCAGTTAGAAAGAGGAACCATTGCCACAGACTGGAAACCGTCCATTTTGGATAACGACAAGGCAACAGCCGGTTTTCAGTCAATCAATTATATCGCCAGCGCGATTAAGGATGGATCTGTGGATATCCTTGGCGGTTTGATATTGGCCAATATGATTCAGTTAGGTAACTACAAGGATGGCAAGTTACAGAAGGTCACTGCCGGAGTAAGCGGCATATACAATGACGATGATGATGTGGCATTCTGGGCAGGTGGCACGCTTCAACAGGCTATATTAACCGTAATGAGGTTTCGTAATGATCCTAATTACCAGCCTACGGATGAAGAATGGGCGAATATGGCGAACTTTGTCGCTACTCATGGCGGTAATGCTTTTTTTCGTGGATATATCTATGCTTTGGGCGGATATTTCCGGGGAAAAGTTGAAATAGCCAATGGCAAGATACTGTTGAATGAGGATGGTTCCGGGCAGCTTGCCAATGGGAACATCAAATGGGATGCAGATGGAAATCCTGAATTTGTTGGAAAAGTAAAAGTCAAGTCTTCAAATGGCTATACAATAAGCATTGAGCCGGAAAATGAATATGGAATCCCCTCAATAGAGATGCGTGATAATACGAACGCCTCCCTGATAGATATATCATGCATATACGGACTGAAAGGGTTGATTCCCATGGTTTCTATGTTTGACCCGAATAGTAATGATGTTTTGTATTTCCGCCCGGACAGTATGGTTGTCGAGCAAAAAGGAAGTGACGGTTATATATATCAGACCCAGATAATGGGAGGACGCATAATTATGGTTAAAGGTTCTGAGATTGTATGGGATCAAAACCAATTGCCCAAATAAAATGAAGTGATATGGAACTTAATTCGATAAATAAAACAGGTACTTGGAGTGAGGCGGCAGATCGGCTTAACTACAATTTTAGTAAGACTTCTACCGAGATTGATAAGGTCAAGCAGAACAGTGTCCGCAACAAGGGATTGTTTTCTACGGAAGAAGCATTGCATGCTGCTGTCCCATCTCCAGTTGTGGGCGACTGGGCTGTCGTGGGGGATACCATACCCGGTCCTATATATGATTGCAAGATAAAGGGGAAATGGAGTCCTACAGGAACAACCGGAGGCGGTGGAAGTGTTGACCTTTCCGGCATCTTGACAGCCGAGGAGATAGATGATGTAACATCAATATTATAGGTATGAAAATTAATTATCAGTCCGATTTTAAGATCATAGAGAAGAACTTGAATGGGGATGTGAATACTCCCTTCCGGTTCACTTACCGTACAGTCCTGTCGGGATGTGTTGTTGCGGAGTTTGACGGGCACGGGTACAAGAACTGCCGTAGGCTTGATGATGGTAGTCTGCTGGTCATTTTTGACAGGCATGGACTCCGTCCCGGCACTCTGTCGGTCAAACGCGAATACTATCTTTCTGATGCTGATTTTGCCGATGGTATCTGCAATCTTGTATCGGTGGAGATTACAGGTGTTATCCTCGTTTCCGGCAAGACGGATGAGAGCACAGCGGAGATCATTCCCTATCCGGATTATGCCGCATACAATGCGGTGCAGAGCGTATCTCTGTCAGATCAGGAGTATGATGATGTGCTGAGTGATTTTAAGAGTTAATCAATAATTACATAAAATAACAACAGTCCAAGTTCCGGCGGAACTTAGGCAAATAATAGAATACATTATGGCAAAAATGCATAAACTGACGAAGGGCGGACAAACCATATTCCCGGCTACCATCTATGATGCGGTGGTTAACCCGATCAGCCGCAAAAGTCTGGCTACAGAAATATCCGAATTGGAAATATTACCTATTAAATATATACAGTCAACCACTCCAAGTGGGTCTGAATTAGGAGATATTTTTTTTAGAAATACAGATAACTCTTGGTTTATTTACAATGGGAAAAGTTGGGTTATATATACTCCACTGGGTATATTATATATATATAATGAGACATTGTATCTTAGAGATTCGGATGACAATTCGCTCATAAATTTATTAAATATTAGAGACAAAGAAGAATTAACTCTATTGACTAATAAAGCTTTATCTGCGGTCAAAGGCATACAATATACAGGCGATATTGTACAGATACATCCGACAGAGAGCCGGAAAGGTATAATTAAGACAGATAATACAATAGCTGATAATTCCGGGTACTATTATGATATTTATGATGTAATCAATTATGGAAATGTAACAATTAATACAAGAAATGGCACAGCTGCTGCAAATCCATGGTCTATTATATGGGAACTGGATGAAAATGATACAATAATCAATAATATTCCGGCGAAAGGAAGTATAATACCGTTGGTTGATTATAAGTTAGAATTGCAACCAAAAACATCCAAGATATATGTTCAGAGAGGTTCTACGGTATCAGTTGTAACTGTTAATAAATCACTATCCGATGAACTAAAAGATTTGGTTGTCGAAGCTCAAAGAATTAATGAATTATCCAATAAAGTTGACGATTTATCTGAATCATTAATCAGTTATAAACTAATTAATTTAGATTATACAGAAACAAAAAATGGGTGGCTTATAAATTCAAGCGGAAATGTGGTTGAACATTCGGCAGGCAAAGTGCTAAACAAATATAGTATTACCGACAAAAAGAAAATTAGGATTGAATGTACAAGTACCCCCAATGCAAATGATTTATGGCTGCAATTTGTATTTAAAAAAGATGGAATGGTAGTGGAGAAAGGTATTCCTTCTGTTTTTCCTACCCCTTATATTTTTGAATACGATAATAAAAATACGGCAACAGAATTGTATGTAGTCGGAAGTACAATGAAGGATATTAAAGTAGAAGCTGACGACGGGGAAGAATATAATTATGTTGATGTAATGAAGCAAAATATTGAGGATTATCTGATGCCGATAAATATAATTCTCGCTTGGGGGGATTCTTTGACATACGGTCAGGGAGGAAATGGTATTACATATCCTAAAGTTTTGCAAGAGCTGATAGATGATAATAATGATATTACAGAACAATATAAAGTGATTAATTGTGGTGTCCAAGGTGATACAACTCCCGGAATATTGGCAAGACAAGGAGGACTTTCAGCGTTTGTAAAAAATGATGTTACTGTACCAGTAAGTGGAGGAGTAGAATGCAGTATTAGAACCATATCTATGGGAGAAAATGGTTCAGACTGGTTTAGCGTTTCATACAATGGAGATGATAGTTCGGTTATTAATCCAGTAATGATAAATGGAGAATTTTTCAATTTACGCACAGGACCAAAAATTGAGAAGATAAATAGCAATGGTGAAGCTGTCGAGATTAAAGCAGGTAGTAATATTCTTACTTATGGTGCTAGGTTATCAGGAGTCTCTTACATTAATATCTTTTACACAGGACAAAATGACGGTAAGATTAGCGGATATTCTGAAAAAAGGATTGGTCATTTAAAACAATCCATGACATTTGCCAATAGTAAAAAGAATTTATTTATTTCAACAGCCATATCAAGAACGGAAAAGGGAGAAAATGAATATCAGGAAGCTTTTGGGAGCGCATATATTAATTTATATCATGAAATGAGTACAAGAGGGGTGGCAATTGCAATTAAATTAGGACTAATGAATGAAGGAACTCCGTCTACATCTTGGAATGTTGTAGACGCTGGTGCGATTAATAAAAATGGTCTCTTGAATGATAGTATACATTGGAATTCGATTGGCTATACAGTTGTTGCGCATATTGTTTTTGAAAGATTGTTATCTTTAGGCTGGCTCCCCAAAAAACAATCAAATATTGTAAAGTAACCCATCGACAACTATGATGTAAGGGCTGATCTTGGTGTAGGTCAGCCCTTATGCTTAAAACCATTCCGCATCCGGGTGCACTTCAACAGACAGACGGAACATTATTTTAGTGATTAACTTTTTAATTATCATAATTTTACATTTTTGTATCTTCGATGTAAGGATTGGTTAGATCCATGAGAACATATTGAATTAAAGCATCAATAACAACGTTAGCTATCTTCATGCCTCCTGCGGAATTTGGATGAACCTGGTCCTGCAAATACGTTGTGATATTAAGCGTTGATATTCCACTTAATGCATTTACATCAATTACGGGGACGGAATATATTGCACATACTTCTCTTATCACACTCCCGTAATCTTGTATCGTTAATCCTATATTATTTTTATAAGGATAATCAGCATTATTATGAGAGTTATAAAAATTATGTGGTATGCAAGCGAATATCTTGGCATCCGGCAATCTTTTGATAATCTTTCTCAACATTAGCCCATAGGCGTATTTTAAATGAGTTTCGTCTTGATCGTCAAGCTCCCCGATTTGGGCATTTGCCGTGATATCATTAGCGGAGGCATATATGACTAATACATCCGTATCGGTCGGAATAGTATTTATTCGGCCGTCACCACACATATTATCCTGTATAGTGATAGTTCCTTCTTCGGGATGAGCGGCATTATAGTAGCCATTTTCGTCCACTTTCTTGGTTTGTGGGGAAGAGTATAGAACTGGAACGGTCTAATGTAAAGGATCAGTTGGGAAAACCATTATCAGCAAGAATAGAGGATGCGTTAATATATTAATTATGGCAAGAAGACGATCTATTACCCTAGATCAAGAGTCTAGGGTATTGTCCCTATATAAGGACGGGATGGCTATCAAGGAAATAATGAAGGATACGGAAATAAAGTCTGAGCAAACGATATATAGGATATTGGACAGCAATGGTGTGCCCCGAAGACCGAAGGTTAATGGTGTGAAAAGAATACTTGTTATGATAGAAGAGGACGTGGCAGCTATATTGGATAAGGAGCAATCGGTATCATTATATGTCAATGAGGCTATAAGATTTTATCACGGTAACCGACATAATCGCCAATAA